GCCCGTGAGGGTGACCATCGATCCCCAAACGCGGGGAGCGAGTTCTTGGAGTTCGGCTTGCAGGCTTCGGGGGGTGGGTGGGTATGGTTGTTCCATGAACCCAGCGGGGGGGCCTTCGCTATATCAATGCTTACCCGTTCCGATTCCTCGGAAGCCGGTCCTCAGCCGCGAGCCGGTCGGCCACGGATCTGCGCGTCTTTAGCCCCGTAGGGCTTCAGCCGCCTCAGATGGTGTCGATGCCGGTCAGGAGGCAGATGGCTTCGGGGTATCGGACCCCAAAGGAGATGTCCTGACGCGGGATGAGGACGAAGCGGTCGCGCTGAGGCTCGTCTTCAAAGCCAACGCTGAACCGGCGCTCGGCCACCGTGGGGTTCCCGATGATCGGGGACCGGATGTGGGTCAGCACCGCGAGGGTCTGCGTGGTGGTCGTGCCGTCAAAGACGCCGCTGTAGTTGAGGTTCGTGGGGAGCGCACCCGTGCCGAAGACTCGGACGCCGTAGATCTTGCCGATTTCACCCGTGAGGACGGTGGCGGCGGGGCCGTATTTGTCCACGGTCTGAAGTTCGGTCAAGCCGAGGAGTTGAACTTCGAGGTTGCGGGGGACGATCAGCGCGAGGTCGTCGCGGTTGTCCGCGTAGACGCCGAGGTTGCTGATGGCCTGACGGAGGTGGCTGAGGGCGAAGGTTCCGCTGACGCTCACGGCGGTGGCCGTGGCGGACTTGCGGAGGCCGTCAAACAGGAGGAGGTAGTCGTTGTTGGTCGCGTTCACGCCGCCCGTGTTGGTGCTGGCGTTGTAGGCCCCGTTGATGTTGTCCGCGTAGGAGGAACCCGTCTCGGTGTCGCCGTTGAGGAACAGGGACTGCTCGTTGTAGGCGAGGCGGGCCGCGATGTCGTCGCGGAGGACGGAGAGGAGGCCCTCCACGCCGTAGGCGATGAGGTAGTTCCCGATGGGAATGTTGGCGATGATCGTGCCGAGGGTCAGCGTGATCTCCGTCGTCCCGTGTCGGGACTCGCCCGCCTCGGTTCCGCCTTCCGTGGCCGCGAGGGTCTGGCGGTGGAAGTCAATGGAGGAGTTGATCTTCGGGACGTTGATGGTGCGGGTCGACTGCGGGATGGCCGGAAGGAGGCCGCGCAGGAAGTTCTGCTCATAAACGAGTTGGATGATTTCGTTGCTGGTTTCGGTGGGGAAGAAGGTCGCACCCGTGCTGGAGGATGCGCCGCCGAGGGCGTCCTTCACGCGCGAGACCACTTCGCTGAAGTCGAGTTCGTCGGTCATGTTGTTCACGTTCCTTGTTCTTGATGATGTCCTGTGGACTGTGTTGTTCAGGCATTCCTCCCTGCGAGGTTCTCAGCGAGCCACGTCGCCAGCCCGTTCATGCCGGGGGTGACGTTGGGCTGGGGATCGTAGTCGGTGACGCTCTTCTTCACGGGGGCGTCGGTGATCGGGGCGAGGCTCTTGCGCTCAGGGGTGGCCGGTGCGCTGACGCCAACGGAGGCGAGGCGGTCGGCAACGCGCTTGCTGACTTCCGCCTCAAGTGCGGCCTCGGCTTCTGCGGCTTCCTTCTCGGCCTTGAGCGCGTCAAGTTCCGCATCGCGGGTGGCGATGGTGGTCTTGAGTTCGGAGATGGTGGCGTTGAGGGACTCGGCGGTCTGGATCGTGTTCTCGATTCCCTTGAGGCGGGCGTCGAGGTCAATGATCACGCTGACGAGGTCTGCGAGGACGGACTTCTCGCCCGTCTCCTCTTCCAATTCCTCAGCGGCTTCTTCGGATTCCTCAGCGGCTTCCGCTTCTTCGGAGGATTCCTCGGTGGCGAGTTCTTCCGCGAGTTCATCGGGACCGTCGTGCTTGACGACCTCCTCGGTGGGGATCTCCACGGCTTCCTCGGTGACGAGGGCTTCTTCCTCGGACTCGGTGATGAGGTCGTCGGTCATGGTCGTTCCCTGCCCGTGTCCTTTGGCGAGCGGGCTATTAACAGAAGCGGAACCGATGCCCCTTTCCTCAAGGGCCTCGATGTAGGCTTCAATGAGTTCAAGTCGACCCTCGACGTCCGCGTAGTCCTCCGGTCTGAAGTCCTCGTCGTAAGTCAAGTGATCGTCGCAACCACAGGTGTCTTCCGTGACGCCGCCACATCCGCACCCAGCCGAGTTCTCCACCGGCTGATCGGGGGTCGAGGGGGGTTCCTTCTCAAAGACGAGGGCAATCGAGTCGCCCCTGTCCTCGTAGCCGATGACGTGCTTCTCGACGCTAAAGATTGCTCCGGGGCTGGCGGGAACGTCCACGACGCTCGTCTCCAGCCAATCAATCTCGGTGAACCTCATGTAGCAGTCGTCTTTTCCTTTGCATTCCTTGACGGCGGCTTTGGCGATGAATCCAATCGAGAACGCCTTGAGCATCCCCTTGCGGATCTTCCGCACGATGTCCTTTTCGCCGCCGTCGATC